GTCGAGTCCAGGAAGTGGTGCAGTGTGTTCGCCACCATCGCCACCTGCTTCTGAATCTTCTTGAAGTACGGTGGAACGACGTTCCAGATGTCTCGGTCTCTGTATTTGTTCGAGTACTCGATGTACGCTCTGACACATTTCAGGAGAATCACTGGAAGTTCCTTACCCAACTTCTTGTCGAGAAGGGGGTCAGCCTCACGCACCTGCTTCGTGAAGTTCCATGGGAGAATACGACGAAGAACTGAACCAGAGTTATCCTTCCAATTGGGAACCTCGTTACCACCGAGAACACCTGGAGTCTTCCACTCCAGGGATACAGCTGACTTGTTCTTGACCGCAACGGATACACTTTCACCAGAAACGATAGACTGGAACTCCGCCTGTTCGAGTGCGAGGTCTCCCTTCACCTCTGGGGCGACAAACATAAACTTCCCCATCAGCGACGAGAGACCGAACTTCTTCTCAATGTTGTTCGAGAGGGTTCCAACATCCTCTGGTTCATAAAACTTTTGGAAGACCTTCTCAATTAGGGTAGACTTACCAGACCTCGCAATACCCTTGAAGAAGGGGATAATCTGCCAGCTGTCAAGGTCTCCAATGTCGTAACAGAGGCGACCACCCATAACGTACGCCCAGTCGCATACACCCTGTTCAAACTGCTGGTAGTGAAGAACTCGGTCAAAGTTGGGTGTTGGGATGTCCTGCCAGCGCTCCAGATGTGAATAGTCATCAAACTGCTGGTCGAAATACTTGCACGAGATGATGGTTGGATCCAGGCAGGCAAACTCCTTGCTATCGTACGGGTAAAAACGGCAACTGTATTCACCTAGTTCAGGAACCCACTCCTTCCCCACAAAGAGACCATTCTTGAAAGACCACACATACCGACGCTTCTCAATTTCGGGGAACTGAACGTCGTTGCACGTAGAGAGATTTTCCGTCACGTCACGAAAGATAGAGCCTCGGCTTGTAAAGTTCTTCCACATGGAAAACTCATCCTCCTTTGGAGCTAGAGAACGGACAAACTTACCAATCTCAAACTTGGGAACCCAGGCACGGGTTCGGTAACCCTCAATAGTCTTAATCTCTTCGTAGCAATGGTTGTTATACTTGCGATAACCCCGCTTGTACGCTTCCTCCAGGCAGAAGATGAGACACTTTTGGTAGGGTGCGCAACTCTCAATCTCGTCATCATCCATAGTGGCAGAGTCATAGATTGAGGTAATCTGTGGAACAGCTGTGGGGTTGACGACACGTTCATAGGCCATGTAGTGTCTCCTGATGTTCTCGTACCCATCCTTAATCTGTTTGAAGATGTTGTTTAAGCGCTTACCCGCAGTCGCACCAGATTCGTCAAACTCTTTTTTGTCAACACCCAGGTCATTCAGGCGCTGCTTAAGTTCTGAGAGGAAACGACGCTGCTTCTCTCGCATACCCTTGACTGCCAGGATATCAATCTTCTCGGGGATAGGGTTGTTATATTCATCCCAATTGTCTTTGTGAACAAACTGACGATAACCCAGTTCACGAGCGTTCCTGTAGTCACCAGTTCGGAGATCCCATGCGTTTTCAAACTTTTCAATCAGGTTGATAACCTGCTCCTCATTCATCGATTGGATTTGCTGTTTCTGCAACTCAGCGAGTGCTTCATACCTATTGGGTTCCTTATCGATGAAGTGGGTATCTTCCATTTACAATACATACGATTCTTTTCCTTAAATCAGTTTTTGAGTTGAGCCAAAATTTTTATGAGGATCTTATTTTGGACTTGGATTTGCTGACCGATGTCAACCAGGGCGGTGCAGATAGTGTCCCCTTCCTCGGTGGCGAGCAGGGAGGTCATGAGTGTTTGGACATCCACACCATCATCGAGTTCCTCATCCTCGAAGTCCTCGAGTTCATCCTCAGTCTCATCATCGGTGACAATTTCACCCTCCTCAATCTCATCCTCCTCCACAATTTCATTGACAATTTCCTCAGGCTGTGTCGACATTTATATTGGACTGAGAAAAATGGGGGTCGGGAAATGCGCGTTTGACCAAAATTATTTTCTCCGTATATAGTACAAAAACTCTCACAATGGCCGGTGGTCTCATGCAACTCGTAGCTTACGGCGCCCAGGATGTCTACCTGACTGGTAACCCTGAGGTGACCTTCTACCAGGCGAAATACAAGCGCCACACCAACTTCGCGATGGAGAACATCGAGCAGACCGTCAACGGTACCGCCGCCAACTCTGGCCGCGTGTCCGTGACCGTCGCCCGTAACGGTGATCTCGTCGGTGACATGTACCTCGAACTCGAGTCCGACGCCGCCTCCTCCGCGGATGCGTGCTGGGTCGCCGAGCGTGCCATCAACAACGTTGAGCTGTCCATCGGTGGTCAGCGCATCGACAAGCACTACCAGAAGTGGTGGCGCCTGTACTCCGAGCTTTACCTGGACGAGTCCAAGAAGGCTAACTGGGGTAAGATGACCACTGCCATGAACGGCAAGACTGTCTACCTCCCCCTCATCTTCTTCTTCAACCGCAACCCCGGTCTCTACCTGCCCCTCATCGCCCTCCAGTACCACGAGGTGCGCATCGACATTGACCTCGCTTCGGACATGGATACCTACCTCAACAAGAGCGTCTTCAAGGTGTGGGCCAACTACATCTACCTCGACACCGAGGAGCGTCGTCGCTTCGCCCAGAAGGGTCACGAGTACCTGATCGAGCAGGTGCAGCACACTGGTACCGACACCGTCGACACTGGTGCCACCAAGCAGGTTCGCCTCTCCTACAACCACCCCGTGAAGGAGCTCGCGTGGTGCTTCTCCAACACCTCCGCGGCGTCGTCCCTGTGGAACTTCACCACCGACACCAACAACATCACCCTCGAGTCCAACGTGTCCGCCGTCGACGGCAACTGCCTCGTCGCGACCTCCCTGTACGGCTCGCCCCTCCTCTCCATCGGCACTGGTGGCTCCACCGCGGAGTTCACCGAGGAGGCCGTTGGTCCCCTCAACACCTTCAAGCTCGTGCTTAACGGCCAGGACCGTTTCAAGGAGCAGAAGGGCAAGTACTTCAACCAGGTGCAGGCGTACAACCACCACACTGGCTGCCCCTACCCCGGTGTGTACTCGTACTCCTTCGCGCTCAAGCCCGAGGAGCACCAGCCCACTGGTACCTGCAACTTCTCGCGCATCGACAACGCCCAGGTCGCTGTCACCGCGAACACCCTCAACGGTGCCACCTCCATGCACATGTTCGCTGTTAACTACAACGTCCTCCGCATCCAGTCGGGTATGGGTGGTCTCGCTTTCTCCAACTAAGCATCCTGTCTTAGTTTTTTGAGAAATAGTATAAAAAATTACCTTTTAAAATGTGTAACAGACATTCTAAAACGTAAAATGTTTAGGAGATTCTTTGAAATCGATAAACCCAAATTGGGTCGCTGGTCACTCAAGACATGTAATGAATTGGCTACATCTATAAACTCCGTGTATCAGAATAGAGACCACTGTGGAGATACGATTTGTAAAACACCGAAGAAGGCTTCGGAGTACAAGGATTTAAAAGAGAAAACTCGCAAGACTAACAACAACTCCCAGAAGTCTTGTCCATGACCGCGTCCCAAGTTGTTTGAGAGCCAGAATATTTAGACTTATTACCCTTACAAAGCGCCTTTGCATCAGCGGCAGATGCAACATGTCCACTACTGGCCCACTTTTCAAAATCTGCTTGTGAACAGTTTCCACAGTAGGCTTCACAATATTGAGACGAGTTTGCCTCTTCCAGACCACAATCACCTTCCTCTGAACATCTTCTAGCAGCGTCTAGATCGTTTATAGCCCCTACAGGGTTTGTAATACCTCGCGTGAATCCACCTATAAATCCACCACTACCTGAACCACCAAATAATCCATTTAAGATGGGTATAGCACATGAAGATGAACAACAAAGAGCTGCGAGTATAATTACTTGTCGCATTTACAATATACTTAGAAAATAACTACGAAGTGTAATCATGTATGAGGTTTACACAGACGGAAGTTGCCTCGGAAACCCTGGAGCTGGTGGGTGGGGAGCCATAGGTGAAGACCTCAAGTTGTGTGGTGCCGCGGCAAAGACGACCAATAACATCATGGAAATGACTGCGGTGGCGAAAGCCCTTGAGGAGTGTGTGAAGAGGGGCATCGAGGAGGTGCGTATTTTCACGGACAGTAACTACGTCAAGAATGGTATCACCAAATGGATTATCAACTGGAAGAAGAA